AATATATTTGCTACTCCCCAACCCCCAGAATTATTTTCGGAATTAAATCCTCCTGTAATATCTGATACTACAAGAGCGTCGCACTTTTCAGAGGTAGATATTTTAAGTTTTAAGTCTAATGCCATGTATAGGTATTAAAAAAGGGCAGACAGATAAGCTGCCTGCCCTTTGATTATATAAATAAATTCAATTACTATCCGATTAATCGAGTAGGTAAGTGATCTGAAATATTAGCAGCTGTACCGCTATAAGCAATAACAATCTGAACACGTCCTTTACCTGAACCTGCCACTGCGTGGTAAGGATCATCAAGTACTGCATCTACAAAAGTCATATTATAGTCTGAAGTAATTTCTGCATCAGGTAATAAGCTACCTAAAGTTGTACCAATTAAATGAGAGTTATTTGGCACACCCTGACGGTAAGGAGCTCCTACTGCACCATGCGCAAACCATTCTAACTCTGCAACCTCACGAGCATGCCCAACACCTTTAGAAGAAGCTGTTAGTGCAACTGGAGTAGTATCACCCCATCCATCTAAAGTTACATCAAAAGTAACCATAGTATCTGTGTGTAATCCTACAGAGAATTTCTGTGGTTTACCCATAATACGAATACCCATGTTAGCTGCCTCAACTGTAGCTGCTGTAGCTACTGTCATACTTTCGTCTTCGTAAATAGCACTAGATCTTGCTTGGAAAGGTTGATCTAAGTAAATAATTTTATTTGCAGCATCTACAGATTCAATTTTGTAAACTACATCTACTGTAGCGCTTACTCCTTTGTCTACATCTACTACTTCATTTTGAGCATCTGTACCACCATTAATACGAACATATCTACCTGCAACAAGTTCTGTCATAGTACCTGCAGAAAATACAACTGCTTTACTACCTCGTGTAGCTGTAAAAGTAGCTAAATCAACATTAATAGCTGTAAAAGTAGCATCACAAAATCTTTCAACTTTAACTTTAGCATCTTTACCGCCAGCAAAAGCTTTTATTTTAGACATATTTTGTGCAAAGTAATCTGCAATTTCTCTTTGTTTTGCACTTGCGTCAGAAACATACTCAAAGAAATATTGATCTGATTGCTCAGAGAACATATCTGTGTTATTTGTCATAACTACTCTAAGACTATATCGATTAGAGTTAATCTCATCAATTGATCCTGCAGCACCAGTGCTACCAAAAATTGATATTTGATTAACTCTATCAGCTTTAGCTACATTATTTACATTAATGTAGTTGTCATATTTTAGCATTGGAGTTGTACGTTGATTACCATCGGCATCATATTGTACAATTCTAAACTTTTCACCTGCTGCTACTGCAGCTTCATTTGTACCTGTTTCATCTAAGAAAAGAAGTACACCAGGAGTAGCAATACCCAATGCATGAGTTGTACTTACTGCGCTTGCCGCAAAGACAAACATATTATTATCTGTTTTAAACATTTGTTTTCTATTTTAAAAATTAATTAATTATTATTATCAAGCTGTTGAGAATGCTACTGCATCACTACCGTTACCAATAGCTTCTGCTCGCATTGCGAAATGCCATTCTCCAGCAGCTACACAAGTAAATACTGCTACAGATCCAATACCCCATGCAGAGTTTGTAGCTGCGCCAGTAATTACTATTCTGTTATTAGCATCAGCTGGTCTAGTTGATGCTATTCTTAATCCTGCTCCTCCGTTCATTCCAGAGTAATAACTATTAAGACAGAAAGTATTTCCTGTATTAGCATTAATTGTTAATACACCACTTCCTACTAAATTTGCATTCTGAATAATAGTAATTTGTGTACCAACATCTGTTGCCGCTGTACTAGCAGGTAAATTAACTGTTTTTGCTGCACCATCTAGTAAACATAAAAATGTTTGCCCATGATTTGAAGTAGTTAAAGTAATTGCAGCAGTGTCATCTGCTAAATCTGTTCCTTTACCAGCTGTTAAATTAGCAGCTGTTAGTAACCCTCCAACTTGTAAAGCACTAGTTAAAGTAGCAGCACCAGTAATTGTTACAGCGCTAGCCACAGTTTGAGCATTGGAGTCTGATAGACTCACATAGTCTCCCGCAAGATCATTAAAATCCTGTGCTCGAACGGGAGTATTACCAACTAGCCCTGCCGTATTCTGACGAGGCGCTACATTGGCATTCGTTATTTTTGCTGTTCTTGCCATTTTATTTATTCTATTTCGTTAAGTTCTATTTTACTTGATTGGTATCTTGGGTTCTCAGTATTCTCTAAGGCCTCCAAGACAGCCATCCTTACAATCTCTCTGTGTGTATGATCTGCTAAAATGCATGGTACACCCAACGCAATAGCTGCAGGAGTTTTTAAATATCTTAAATAATAGGTGGAGAGTGTTACCCCTTGCCCCACTATTAATTCTATTTTATCCTCTCCCGCCTCTAATCTATAAACAGATTCTTTATTAGGTTTATTAAAAGGGTCATCTAGTATTTTATTATATCTATCATGAGTTATCGGTTTAACTCCCACTCTTTTAGAAATATTATTTCCATTTTTCACGTAAGTTATCGTAGCTTCCTCATTTATAGCATGTCTATAATCATTAGGCAGTGCCACAACTTTAGAGTTAGGTTTATCTCCTACAGTAGTAAGAAGGAAAGAAGAGGTAAAAGCAATAATATTTCTTAAATCATCTCTTCTCTTTTGATCCTCATCAAACCCAGTTCTTCTAGGATTATTCCCAAAAGCTCTTTTAGATATAAATCTTTCTACAGCTGCATTTAAAAATGTATAAATTTCACTATCAAGGAAAGACGGGGAATCCGCCTTATCCATTAATAATTTAAATTCACTTATCATCTGAGCTGCAGTCATACTATTTACTTATAGTCAGTTTACCTTTTAAATCTAAATACACTTCCTGATTGCTAGGATTTTGTAAGTATTCAATCGTTTGCTCAAGTGCGTATCCTACAACATCTCCACCAGGAAGTTGATATTTAGTACCATTCTTTACAAGAACTCTTGATGATATGCAATCATCAATAAATGCTCTCATAGCAAATGTTGGGTCTTCTACAGTAGTTAAGAAGTTCTGTGGATCATCTGTTACGATTTTATCCAGTTGTGATTCAACGAAGTCTACAGACGAATCGTCTCCAGCTCGTTTACCCATAACTTTAAGAACATCTTTCATTTCTGTAGTACTCATTGCACTAAATACTTTGTAAGCTTTACGCTTAAGTTTAGATTTCTTATTCACTACTTTAGCTTCTTGCTCTTCTGAAGTCATTACATACTCTGCAAATGGAGAATCAAATCTTTCCATTTCTGAGTTTGCAACTCTCTGATGAGCTTTTAAAACTAAGTATTTTAATTCATCTTCTGGGAAGCTAAGATCAAGAATTGTTCCTTCTTTAGCAACATCAACTCTAAACATTGTCCAATAATCTTTATTATATCGGGATAATGTTCCAGTAGACATATTCATCTTTTTTTCAAGACGTCTTTCATCTTCCTCAGTTAATCCAGTTTGTAGTACTCCTGTACCTCTAGTAGCCTGAACAGTTAAACGTTCAAAGCATTTAGAATAGCGGATGGCCCCGTCATGATCTTCGGGTAGCCATCCATTCTTCTTAATAGGTTTTAAAGTAACCTTATCTGGTGTATTATTAACAACACTTTCTTTCTTCACTGCAGTTGTAGTTTCTGCTTTTATAGCCTTTGCCATCTTCTTCTTTCGTGTTTATATTAATTTATATACTATTTATCAGACAGTTGATGAGTAAATCAATTCTGCACAAGACATTGGGTTTGCAATAAGCACACCTTGTTGAGCTTGAGCGAATAATTGATAACCATCTACTGCAGACGCAGAACCTTTACTGAAGTTTGTATTTGGGCCTAACGGTGAAGTTGAACCAGCAACGTGCCACATTAATTCTTTACGTCCTTTAGGATATACTCGTTTGATGTTCTTTTCTCCACCTGACGTACCCATGTTAAGGATAGTGTAACGGTAAGACTCAGTGTATCCACCTTTTGGGTGAGCAACACGGTTACGAACTTCATTGTCATACATTGGTAAGTGTACTAAAGTAAACTTGATCCCTTGTGGGCCCATGAATTCTCTGTACTGACCTTTGAATCCTAAGTTTTGTCCTTCACCAGAAATTCTTTTAGAATCTAATGGTTGGAAAC